GATGGCACAAGAAGGTCCCGAGTCGGCTGCTAATCAAGTGGCCGATGACTCTGAAAAGGTCATGTGTTGTGAAGAAATTTTAGCTGCTATTGAAGCTAAAGATTCGCAAGCACTTTGTGATGCTCTGTGCGCTATGATTGAAATGTGTGACAATGATGAAGAATCAAGTCCTACAGACGCAACTGAGCCAGGTGAATTTAGCTCTTCAGATATGGAGTAGTCTATGACTATTACATTAGCAGAACTTAGAGTGCAGGCAAGGCGGCGCTCTGATATGGAGAGTTCTCAATTTGTTACTGACGGTGAGCTAACCTCTTACATTAATAACTCTATTGCTGAATTGCATGACGTGCTTTCTGATGCGTACGGCTCTGAGTACTTTGTTACAGTAACCTCTTCTCAGACTATAACTAATGGTATAGATAGATATGATTTACCGACAGACTTTTATGAACTTAAAGGTGTAGACCTTAAGTTGACTAATCAAGAGTGGACAAATGTAAAGCGCTTCAACTTTAATGAACGTAATCGTTTTGCTAATTCAAGTGCTTGGGAAGTTACTGGCACATCTAATATTAGGTATCGTATCGTCGGTGGTCAAATTATATTCAGTCCTACTCCAGATGTAGACGCAGAGTATAGACTGTGGTATACTCCATTGCCAACAGTACTCCAGAATGATTCTGATGAGCTACAAGACTTTAATGCGTACTCTGAATACGTGGTCGTAGACGTGGCCATTAAAATGTTACAAAAAGAAGAGTCAGACGTATCTGTTCTTATGGCCCAAAAGAAGGCTTTAGAGAAACGTATTAGAGATAAGTCTCAAAATAGAGATGCTGCTGGCTCAGATACTATTTCCGATATTTATGCAGAGGCTGATGATTATTTCTTTAGACGGGGCGTGTAATGAGCGTTCGTGATTTAAAGAAAATTGCGGGAGATGATATATCTAATAGGTCTCAGGACAATACTGATACCGTACTGCGACCAATTATTAACTCTGCAATTATTGACGGGGTATTATTAAATGATATAGAGTTAACTTATGGGGCCAATACAATAGAACATAAGTTAGGTAGAAAATTATTAGGATATATTGTAGTTCGTAAGAATAATGATGCGGTAATATCAGATGCTCAGGATACCAATAAGTTAAGCAGCAAGAATCTAATACTTTATTCCGATACTTTGGTTACTGTTAGTCTTTGGTGCTTTTAAGGAGCTTTTATGTCTGTTACAAATTATATGAATTTAACTTTGCCTACAGTTTCGGTAACTTTAGGACCAGATTATGCAACGGAAAATAATGAAGCTTTTGAGGCAATAGATGCACATGACCACACATCCGGTAAAGGTATTCCAGTTCCTACTTCTGGTTTAAATATAAATGCTAATTTAAACTTTCAATCTAAGAAAGCATATAGTTTATATTCTACTCAGTTTGTTGACCAAGTAGTTGCTTTGACGGGCGCATCTAATGCTCGCTCCGTTTCTTCTACTGATGGAGATTTATATTATACAAACTCTTCTGGTAATTCTATTCAAATTACTAGTGGAGGTTCATTAGTTGCTGCTCCAGGTGCTACAACTGCTCTAGAGGTTTTAGCTGTTAACACAAATTTAACAATTAGTGCAGGTTCAACTGCTGTAGTGCTCCTGGTTGATACAACTTCAAGTCGCACAATTACACTTCCATTAGCTTCTACAGTTGCTGCTGGACGTATTTATACTATCAAAGATGCTAGTGGCCTAACTAATACTAATCCTATGATAATAGCAGTGCAAGGTAGTGATACAGTCGATGGCCTGACTACTGATACTATGGCTTCTAATTATGGTGCAAATATGTACATCGGTGACGGTGCGCTAACTTGGTATAAAATTTAAGGAGGCCGAATGGCTTTACAAAAGCATATCGTCTCCCTTCCAATTGATAAGGGTTTGGATACTAAGCTAGACCCAAAACAAGAAGAAGTTGGTTATCTAAGAAAAGCTCAAAATATTGTTTATGAGACTGTTAAACTACTTCGTAAACGTAATGGATATGACTTATTAGATTTAATGACTACAGATGGCACAGTTATAACTGATGCAATTAAATTAACTCATTATAAAAATGAACTTCTTATTCTTACTAATACTAAACTATATGCATATTCTGAGAGTAGACAGCGACTAGTTGAAAAAGGACTATTATCTAGCGTTTCTGCTATAGGTCATAATGTAATAAAAAATGCAAATAATCAGACACAGGTAGATGCTCTTACATTACAAGGTTTTAATGTATTTGTTTGGAAAGATTCTACTGGTGGAGTGAGATACTCTGTACAAGATTTAGTTAATAATAGTTTTCTTGTAAGTAATAATCTAGTATCTTCTACTGCAGATAGACCTGTTTTGGCTCACATAGAAGGAACTGTATTCGTTCTTTATGGAGAATCAAACGTATTAAAGTTTAAATCTTTTTCTATTCTATCTCCCGAAACTTTATCCTCTGCTACAACTTTGGCATCGGATAGACATACGACTCTAGGCCTTATAGATGCAGAGTCTTTGTCAGATAGAGTAGTCGTGGCGTATAATGCTAGTAATAGTGGCACAGATTTATCAGTATTATCTATTGACTCCTCTGGTACACCATCTTCTATTTTACAATTGGCTAGTGCTACTGCAACCCATGCTCTCGATGTGTACGTAGATACTTCTTCTAGAGTTATACTAACTTTTTCAGATAACGTTAATTTAAAGTATGCAGTACTTCCTAGTTCTTTAACTTCTACTATAAAAGCAGCAACCGTGATAGAGGCTCTAGCTGGGGTAACTACCTGTTGCTCTATTAAGACTACGTCTAGTAATTACACTGCATATTATGAAGTAAATGTAACTGGAACTGGAAAAAACTATGTAAGACAGGCTAGTTTTACTATTAGTGGAACTATAACTAATAAAGTAAATTTTAAACTTGGTTGTGGTCTTGGTGCGCGTACCTTTGAACACGCAGGAATTATATATGTCACTGTGGTGCTAGATTCTGAAATTCAATCTAGTTATTTTTTATTAAATGCCAGTGGACAAATTATTACTAAATTCGCTAATCAAACGGCTGCTGGAACTATTGATTATGGAGTTTTACAACCTATTATAAATATAGATGATACTCACTACATGGTTCCTTTAATCATACATAATAGAGTGCAGGCCGATAATGGAACATTTTTTAGTACCGATGGAATTTCTAATGTTGATATTGACTTTGACCCTGTTTCAAAATATTCTAACGCACAACTAGCTGACGCACTACATATCTGTGCAGGAGTGCTACGCCTCTATGATGGCTCTACAGTTACTGAACATGGCTTTCACATGTTCCCAGAAGTTATTGAACGAGTAACTAATACTGTTACTGGTTACGTTAGAACTACAGTTGCTGGTGTAGCTGCTACCACTAGTGAGATTCAATTACTAAATTTTACTGCTCCAGCAACTGCTGGTACTTTTAAATTGGCCTTTGAGGGGGCTAAGACCACCGAATTAACCTTTAGTACTACTAGTGCACAACTCAAAACTGCATTAGAGGCTCTAAGTAATATAACTACAGTTACAGTTACTGGAGACATGACTAGTGGATTTAGTATAACTTTTGATAGTCCACAACGAGATGTGGGTCTGCTTACCGTTGAAGATAGCACGTTGGTCTCCTACCATAGCTATACTCAGGCAGTATCCGTGACGCCAACTACAGTAACTCAGGGCGTTATCGCAACCACTTCTGAAGTTCAAAAAATTAACTTTAGTGCAGTACCTGAGTCTGGTTATTTTACTATAACTATTGGTGCGGAGACTACTAATAAATTATTTTATAATACTAACGCTGCTTATATAGAAGCCGAATTAGAAGCATTTACTGCTATCTTAACAGCTACAGTTACTGGAGACTTTAGTCTAGGCTTTACTATGACTATAGATACTCCACAGGATAATTTTACCCAGTGTACAATAGTAACAAACACATTGGCCATTAATAAGCTAACAGCTAATAGTTCATCCGTATCTGTAACACAAACTACGATTACACAAGGCTCTGGTGCTATTCATGAAGTCCAGAAATTAACCTTTGATAAGACTCCAAACTTTGGGCATTTTAAATTAAGTTTAGATGCAGAGACTACCCCTAATATCTATTATAACTCAACTCCTGCTGAGATTAAGGCTATGTTAGAGGCCTTTTCAGCTATTACTACAGTGACAGTTGTAGGAGATTTCACAAATGGTCTCACAATAACACTAGATGCTCCTCTTTCAAATATATCTAATTTTGTAGTAAGTGATAATACATTATTAAATTTTACTAGTAACAATATGCTGGATGGTAGTTATGCTTATCTTGCTCTTTATCGTTGGACTGATAATAATGGACGTGACCATAGAAGTTCTCCTACGTTGACTCCGCTAACTGTCGTGCTCGCTGGCGGAACGAACGACCAATATGCTAGTATAAAGGTACAGACTCTTAAGATTACGGATAAGACTAACGTGGTTATAGAATTATATCGTACAGAAGCCAATGGAACTGTATACTACAAGGTCACTGACGATTTGCAGCCAGTACTGAACGTGCCTACAGATGATACTGTGACCATAACTGATACTATCAATGATACTACTCTAATCAGTCGTGAGCCAATTTATACTACGGGAGGAGTTTTAGAAAATATTTCTGCTCCTGCCTGCTTTCAAATTACTGCATATATGGGTAATCGTTTGGTTGTTGCTGGAGAAGAATCAAATAGAGTGTATTTTAGCAAGTTAATTAGTGAAGGTAGGCCAGTAGAGTTTACCGATGGTATATATAGAGATGTGGACCCCGTTGGTGGGCCGATAACATCTATTGTAAATATGGTTGACAAATTACTTATCTTTGAAGAAGACGCTTGTTACCACGTAACGGGGGATGGTCCAAATAATTTGGGTCTACAGGATTCTATGAATAACCCCGAAATTCTAAGTACTGACATTGGCTGCACATCTCCTGAGTCTACAATCGTGACTCCAGGTGGTTTAATGTTTAAATCTAGAAAAGGCATTTGGATTGTAACACCAGGACTATCTATGGAATACATAGGTGCACGAGTTGAGGCATATAATGCAGATACAGTAACCTCAGTAGCTATTGTAGGTGAACTTAATCAAATTAGATTTACTCTAAGTCAAGATAGAACATTAGTTTATAATTACCAAGTTGGCAAGTGGGCTACATTTGAAAATCATGGAGCTTTGTCCTCAGTTGTTATTGGAAATGATTATTACTATTTAAGAGAAGATGGAGTTCTATATAAAGAAAATAGAACATCTTTTGCAGATGTAGGCTCTCCTATAAAAATGAAAATAGAAACTGGTTGGCTTGCTATGACTGCATCTAAGCTAGATGGCGTATCTACTACTGAGTTGCAAGGGTACCAGCGAGCATTTCATGCCCTGCTTTTAGGCAGTTTTAAGTCTGCCCATAAATTACGTGTAAAAATTGCATATGATTACAATGAGGCTTGGGTACAGGAAGTGCTAATAGATACGGCTGACTTCATTGACGCGGCTACATATGGTTCTGATTTAACCTACGGGGACTCAAGTCCTTATGGTGGCCTAGGCACTGCGCTCCAGGCTCGCATAGACTTTAAGCGCCAAAAGTGCCAAGCAATTAAAATATCTATTGAGGATGCTCAAAGCGTGGCCGGAGAAGGTCTAAGTTTATCTGGTATATCTGTTCGTGTAGGTAGTAAGTCCGGTAATAATAAATTGCCTAACGTACAGAAATATGGAACATCTTAATATGTCTAAATCGGCTATAAAACTGGACTCTAACACTATAACTATAGAGAACTATATGAGCAAATCATTATATGCACAATATGCCGAAGAGCGAGAGGGCGTTGAGACAATTGAAGAGTCTTGGGGCTTTGCTACATTTAAGAGATTACCAGACCATATCTATCTTCAAGACGTTTATATTATACCTAGCATGCGTGGACAAAGTAAAGGTACTCAATTGACTGATGCAGTAATTAAAATAGGCAAAGAGGCCGGTTACACTCGAATGACTACCTCAGTCGTTCCAAGTACTCCTGGGTCTACCGAGACTATACTAAAAATGATTCATTTAAACTTTAAATTATTTAGTTCACAAAGCGATATAGTGTACTTGATTAGGGAGATTTAGAAATGGGAAAAGTTAAATCGTGGTTACCTGCTTTAGGAGCTATTGGTGGCCGTATCGTAGGAAGTATTTATGGTGGAACTGCTGGCGGTATGGCTGGGGCGGCGATTGGCGGAGCACTAGGAGGTGCGTTAGCTGGTGGACCAGAAGTGCATAGGCCAGGTCAACCTTCTTTCCAAGGAGAGACTGCAGTGCAAATTGCGGCAAGAGAGCAGAAGGAAGCTTATGATAAGATGAATAAGCAAGCTACTTCCATAGCGGATGCAACTGGTGCGCAAACTGATGTTATGAAACAAATGGGAGAAGCAGCTTTAGGTCGTGGCCCATCATTAGCTGAAGCACAGATGAAAGCTACTCAAGACCGAAACTTGGCGCAACAATTAGGAACATTACAGGCCACTCGTGGAGCAACTTCAGCGCTGGGCCAACGTGCGTTACTACAAAGCATGGGCAGTGCAAATAGACAAACTGCACAAGATGCTGCAATAGAGCGTTTAAAAGAACGTGATAGATTCATGACTCAAGCTAACGCAGCCAATACCAACTTACAAAATATAACTAAAGAAAGATATACAGCACAGACAGACCCTGCAAAATTATTACGTTCTATGGAGCAGGGCAGATTAAATACTGCAAATGATTACGGGGCTAGACAGGTAGAATCTAGAAATGCTATGACTGGAAATTTAAATGCTGGATTAGCTTCTATTTTAGGAAAAGGTTTTGATGCTTATAAGCAAAATCAACAAGATAATATAGCTAAAGGTTTTGCTGATGTAGCTGGCGACAGCGCAGGAGAATTAATGTCTAACTCAGCTCCTGAGATTATATCAGGATACGCAGGAGACACTGCTGCAAGCACTATAGGAGATATGTTTGAATATGCTGCAACTGGTGGACATATAACTAAAGCGACATATAAAAAGCAATTAGCAAAAAAAGCTTGTGGTGGTAAAGTACAAAAGAAATCTAGTGGCGGTTCTGTTACAAAACAGGATGATTCAGGTCCAGAAGAGGGTTCCCAAATAGAAGAACGTGGTCCAATGGGAGAGCGAACACAACGTCAAATAACTCAAGAAATTGAACATCCTAAATTTGTTCCAATGGACAGAAGTGCTCCAGTTGTGAGAGATACTCCAGAACTACGAGCAAGACAAGAAGCTATTTCTAAAAAATATGCAGATAAAGAGGCCGCACGTGCGCTTGAAGCAGAGGCCGGTTCTCAACGTAGCACAGCAAGTGAAGATGATGGCTACCGCTTCATTCCACCAAGTCATAAAGAAGGTGGACCTATAAATGGACCAGGAACTTCTACTTCTGATTCT